AGTTAATGATTCAGAAGCCGATATACTCGGTAAAATGTTTAATTTTATGAAAATGGAATATGACTGGGAATCAAAACAACATAAAAAAGATAAAAAATATCATAAAGCTTTAGATGAACAGAAAGAACGATTCTTGGAAGAAACAATTGAAGCTATTACTGGTTCAAAGCCTAAAGGTACCAAAAAATCTGGTGGATCAAAAAAGAAATCAGGACTATTAAAAACTGCTTTAAAAGGTGCTGCTGGTATTGGTGCATTTTTCTTGGCGGAAAAAGCATTGGCCAACGTTGATTGGAAGTCAATAGTACCTAGTTTCGAAAAAACAAAAGTGGATAATTTACCTGAATTGGATTTAGGTCAATCTAAAGATATTATCGCAGCCAGAAAATCAGCTGAAGAATATCTAGGTAAAAAGATGAGTGATAAAGAGTGGGATATGTTGTTAAGAACTACTGCAGCAGAATCTTCACAAAATACTACATCTCAAGCTATGGTTATGGGAACAATATTAAACCGAGCAAAATCCAGATTCGCTGGTCAAGAAGAACCTGTTATTGGTGCAATAACACAAAAAAATCAATTTCAAGCAGCTACTGGTACTTCTGTTAATGCTTATCAACCTTCCGAGAAATTTAAAAAAGGTCCAAGTGAAAAAGAGATTGAATCAATGGCTTACGGCGCAATTAATATTTTACCCGGTGTATCATCTAAACAAGAATATTTTACTGCTACGGACCCAAAAGCTTATGGGCCAGGAACCAATATTGAATTTTTAAATAAGATGCGCAGAGAGGGTGGTGTTGAAATTGCTGGATCAATATTTAATACACCTGCACCCATACCAAGAACTGCAACCGTTCCCGAAATTAAAGATACAACAATACCACAAAAAATTAAACCATCAAAATCCGATAAAGATTCAACAGTCGGAGTTATAAGTAACAATACCAATATTATTAATGGAGGAACTACCTATTCAGTATCACAAGAATATGTTTCACACTATCCTTCACTCATACAACAACAATACCAATTAAGTTAGTTAAAAAATGGATTATCAAAAAGCTAAACAAACTAGAAAGAAAAGTCTTTTAACCTTAATTGGTGAGAAGAAATTCGAACAAGGTAAAGGATTAGGTTCTTCAATTGGTGGAGCTATCTCCGACAAATTCAAAGCAAAAGCTGTAGGCATAAAAGAGAGTATGGATCCATTAAATTGGTTAAGTTCAATTGTTGGCCAAGGTGGATTTGGTAGAATGGTAACAACAGGTGCTGGCCGTGCTTTTGGAAGAAGTGGTGAAGATATTAAATATTTTGGTGGTTACGGTGGTGGTAAAAAGAAAAAGGGTGGTAAAAAGGATCCACAAATAACTTCTGTTAGTGCTGGTGCAGTTAAACCGTTACAGGTTGGAGATTCAATTGCTGATATATTGGGTAAGATGTATAACTTTATGGAGAAAACCCATGAGATATACAAATTAAATTATGAGATTGAAACTGCATTCCGCCAAGAGCAATTAGATGAAGATGAAAGAAGGCACAAAAAGTTAATCGAATCTATTTTAGGTAAGAAGGCCAAACCAGAAAAAGACAATGGTATGGAATCCTTTATCGAAAAATTATTGGAGGGAATAAAGAAAACATTAAGTTTTATTATGAAACCTGTTATGATGGTATTGTCGTTAATTAAGGATATAGGTTTAATGGTGGGTTCAGCCGTTTTGGGAGCAATGACTAGTCTTACAACTTTTTTAATTGGTTCAATTCTTTCCATTATAACTCCAGCTATCAGTTATTTGGCCGAATTATCAGTAAAACGAGCTCTATCTGGTATAGCAAATAATATACCGGCGCCATTTGGTACCGCACTTAAATTGGGTGTGGCTGCATGGTTTGGTGCACAAGCGGAAGACTTAGAAAGAAAACTTTTACAAAACTTAATGCCTGAGGATGTAGCAAAAGCATCAGAAAAAGGTTCTGGTTCCGATTATGATAAAGCAAGAGAAAATTATGCTAAAAATATTTCACAATATGGTGTAGGTACTGGTTCGGCTTTAGCCGCAAAGAAAAATTTTGATAAAGAAAAAGAAAAACTTCAAGAAAAACTCGATCAAAATTTTAAAGAAAATATTGAACCCATTGCTAAAGCTGCTGGATATACGGTTGATTACGAACCCGGACCGGACGGAACAAGAGATACACATCTTGGTTTAGCAGGAGGCTTAGACTTACCCGTTATATTGAATAAGGAAAAAGAACAGGTCCTTCCGGAAGGTCTTGCTTTACTTACTATGGGAGTTAAACAATCCCCTGGTGTTTTGGACGTTATTAAAGGTGATACTGAAGGTTTAAAGAAGAAATTTAAATTAGATAAAGTTCAAAGTGAAATTGAAAATAAAATTGAATCGACAAAAACACAAATTCAAAAATTATTTCCTTCTGAATTAGACAAACCTAGCATTCCACCACAATTAAGTGAAGATGAACCAATTAAAAAGTCACTATCATCAAATGAACAAATAATAACTCAAAATTCTACCAATGTTATTGGTGGAAAATCGCCTGGTGTGGTAAATGTAAATGGTGTTAAAATGAGAGATTCATGTACACAAGATGCTGTCCGTAAATCCACGGTACCTTGTTAACCAATAAAAAACCACACCGTATCTTTCGACAGAGGGTGTGGCCGTGTTAATACTATTTAGAAGAATTAGTCCTCCTCCGCCAATTTTGCAAAATAACTCAAATCATCCTCTTCGGATGTATCATCTTTAAAAGGTGAATCTTCTGCCTGTTTCTTAGGTGCAGCAAACTCTTTTGCTTTAACTTGTTCTACGGTTGTGCGTGGTGCTTCACCATTCAAACCGAGTACTTTATCAAGGCGAGCTTTCAACACATCATATGACTTGAACTCTTTATCTGCTACCAATTCTTGTAGCGAGAATTCATTCTTCCAAATCTTCTCTAATTCAGCATCATCAGATAACAATGCTGATGGAGAATCGAATTCAGACTTATCATAATTCTGATAACCTTCAACCTTACGAATCTTCAACTTAAAGTTAGCACCTTTCCACATATCAAATGGATTGATTGCTTTTTCATCTTCAAACTGAGGATTCATTGCTTCGGTAATCTTATCAAAGATTTTCTTACCGAACTTAAACAACTTAATCTTACCTTCGTTTTCTGGATGTTTAGGATCCGAAACGATATAAACGTTGGCGATATAATTCAATTTACGCTTCTGTTTACGAACTACATCTTTATTTGCTTCAATGCCAGAATTCCATAATGTAGAATTGTGTTCACATACTGGACATTGTTGATTCTTTGTGGTTAAACAATTATCAATAAGCCATCCTCCGGCACCTTGGAATCCATGAGAGAATACTTTAACCCATGGAAGACCATCTTCACCATCTTTTTCAGAAGCAGGTAAGAAACGAATAACGGCATGGCCATTGCCAGCCTTATCGGTCTCGCATTTCCAAAAGTTATCGGATTTATCGTTTGAATCAGAGGATTGATTTAGTGCCTCAATAGCTTTACTCAATTTATCGAGGTTGCCAGATTGGCGTTTTAAGTTTGCAAAACTCATTTTACTTCCTTTCGTATAACGGTATATAAATGTATAAACGGATTGTCCACAGACTACTCATAATCAACTAATATAATTGTAACAGATTGCCTAACTAAAGTCAAGCGCTTTTACAATTATTAAAATGGTATCTTGTCATATTAGAACCTTTACCTTCTAGGTTACAATGAGGACAAACTACCAATTTTAATATTTTAACTTTGCCTTTTAATGATTGGCTAATTTTTTGTTTTTGTTCTTCGGTGTGTTTTTTATTTAAGTGTGATAGTTTAAGATTTTTAATATGTTCATCACTAAACTTAATACCCATTCTACTATTACTTAATTTTTTTCTACTTTCCATACTTAAATTTCCACCTTCACCACCAGTTTTCATATTATAACCATATGGTGAAAGTGTTTTATATTCATTAATAAAAAATGTTTCCATTTCTTCTAATGTATGCATTTTATTTTTTGATTGATATAATATTTCCCAACTAAAGTTATCAAAACCATATTTTCTTATTGCATTATAAAATGGATAGTTTTTTGTGTTCTTATCTGCAATATGTTTATGCAAACGTTTTCTTGATTTCCAGTCCGATGAATAACCAATATAAGATTTACCGTTGATGGTGTTCGTAGCTTTATAGATTGAGTATATGACCATGCAATTATTTAGGCTTAGTCAAGATATATTTTCAAAATTGCCAAAGTATCTGGCCAATTTTTATGAAGTATACCAATACCGCCTGCTGCGTTCCATTGGTCAATTACCGATGGTGTATCATCAATAATGATTCTATCTGGTGCCGCATGGTGTTGTTTTAATCTTTTTCCTGGAACAAAAATAGGATTAAATGTGATGCCGTGCTTCTGTAACCAAATCATCTTCTGCTTTGAAATTTCTTCATATCTTTTTTCATTTGCAGTAGAAGAAAGTATTTGTGTAGGTACTTGTGCTTTACGGAGAAATGTAATTCCATCCATTGCACCTGGCATTAAATCTAAGTCAGCAAAACCATTATCCATAATAAATTGGTCAAAGAATTTATCAAACTTATGATTTTTTTCCGCTTCTCTTGGTTCCATACCATAAAGTTCTTTGTATCGTTTTACAAAGTCTGCAATCACCCCATCCATGTCCAAGTAGATGCAACTGATTTTAGGCTTGTTCATGTATCTTCTTCTTTAAAATATGTAAAAATTTATTCTTATCGTATTGTATAAATGGCGTATACTTTTCAATCTTTCTGTGCCAAGATGGCCAAACAATATCATCATAAATTTGTTTATTCCACATAGGAATAAATTTCATAATACCATTTAAAATAATAACTGCTTCAATTGAAATACTACCGCTCATCAAATACTGTAATAATTTTGGAAACTCATTTGACTTTACTAAAAGCAAATCATCTGGTTTATCAACCTTATCAAACAAATACATTATATCATTTTCAAAGGTATAAGTCAAGCTTTGTTGCCGTTTCTGCCACTTGGTATAATTACTTTCTCCATCTTGCAAAAGGTCTCCTACCCAATCACCTTTACCTTCAATAAAATTTGCAATGTAGAAATTCTTTAAATCTTCTAAATTGTATTTACGAGCTAACTTGTAAAACTGATACTTAGATTTGTTGGTAGTAAATGTTTGTTTCGAAACATTTGTCTTACCGTGGTATTTAAAGTAATCATAAGAATCGGATGTGAAGTGGAGTTTCAGAGCATTCCATAGAGCATATGCCGCAAAACCTGTATTTTCGGTCATATTGGCAATTTAGAACTTTTCTTCAACAAATTCAAACCTTGTGCTTCTTCACGAATCTTTGCTTTAAGTGCAGCAGAAATTAGAGTTGATGCTACTTCAATTTCTAATCCAGTTTCTTTACAATGGTGACAGATAGCATCCATCAATCCAAGTTTTTTATCAATAGCTATTTTTTCAATCAGGATACTAAATTCCTGAATTTCTGTTTTTGTAGGCATTCAATACTTCCATTAAGTTATCAATTTCATCGTCTTCCATAATAATACATTGCGATACTGTAGGACATAAACCCACACTTTTGGGTTTCTCCTGAATTCTTATCAACATAACACCTGCTTTACCATAATCTCTTATATCAAAAAAAGATTTAAATGTTTGCATTTTTTCCTATTATAATTGTTTTAATGTGTTTTGTCAAGCTTTAATACACTTCCAACCTTTATGTTGGTTGGATTTACCAGAAGCAACTCTAGACATATGAGTTTTAGTTAAA